AATTTATCAGCACTGCTGCCATCGTAATCGGGTGCTGTTAATATTTGTAATTGTTCAAACACCGCACTAGACGGGGCTCGATATATGATGGATGCATACCCTTGATCGTTGTTGCTTGCACTGGCACCTGCCACAGCCCAGGATTGATATCCTATGTCTACAGAATTGCCGTAGCCCACTGTGTCAGTGGCATTTAACAAAAGAATTGGCTGTTCCCCATACTGATTGTTGTCATTGACCAGGTAGGGATAAATTGCGCCGGTAGATTCATAGTCAGGACTGCCAACCAGGGCCATTATGTTGTTGTATCCTTGTGCTATGCTAGATCCAAATTTGGCATTGTCAGAGTATATCAACGATGGTTTTATGCTGAGACTTGAAACAAAAGGTTGTTGTTTTTCTATTACTTCCCAGAGACCTTGGCCGTTGTTGTCAACCCAAGCTCTGGCACCCGGTACTAGATCATTCACAAAAGGCAAATTCAGCACATCGCTGGCCTGTGCCACTCGAACAGTGTCTAGCACAAATCCTACACCATTGCCAGTGATGGTGGTTTTTGTAGATATTTCAATCACTATGCTGGTCAAATCTGGTATGGCCAACACACGGTATACTCCGTTGATTGCTGGGTTAAAGAATCTGATCACCACAATGTCACCAATAGACAATCCATGTGCCCGGGTGAATGTCACAATACTGGTGGTGTTTAAATTGCTGGTACAGCTGGCAACGTATCCTGGGATTTTACTGCTTCTATAAATGTTCCAGTCGTAGCGATTGCTTTTGGCTGCCCACACTGTGGTACCAGCACCAATGGTGTCTAGTACGCCGGGTGCAGTCCCCAACTGAGCATCCAACGAAAACACTGTGATATCTACATCATCAAGATTTGCATAACCAGCAGATGGCAGCGCAGTGTCTGTGACTGTGACTGTGGTAGTTGGCAATATTTGAGGAGAATTGACTTTGTAGCTTTCTCTCCACAGATCTGTGTACAAAATAGTTTGATCAGCTGAACTGGTTTCCTGAGGTTCAACAACTTGTATCACACTGGGGTCTGACAACAACAGTGCTTCATTGAGTCTGAGTTCAATAAAGCTGCGGTTGGCATTGGCGCCGTACACACCACGTTGTACTGCCCAGTTTTCATATATTTGATATTCGGCTGTTTCTTTGCCTAGGTCAGCATTGGTCAACAAGCGTACACTTTGTAGTGTGCCTTTGTCGTGAATAAATTGTTGGTACAAGTTGACCTGACTGATGTCATTCAAGTTTAGGTCAGTCATGTACTGTCGTGGACGGAATCCAATCAGTCCATAGGCCAACAGGTCGCTGTCTTGTTCCAAGTTGGCTGTGTTGACATTGTAAGTATTGGCCAACTGGTTGGAGAAGTTGGGCAGATTTTGTAAAAGCCCACGTTGAATTTTTGTGTAGTCGCTGGGCAACCAATCGCTGTATAAAAATTCAGCTTTGGGTTGTACAATGGCCGCTGCTGACCAATATTGATTTTTGTACAACACAATCTCGCCTTTGGTATACTTGCGATAAGGTTGCCATTGTTCAACTGTGGCGTCATTGTTGAGCACAAATCCCTGTGCATCTAATTGACCGTTCCAGTCCGCACTGACCTGCGCTACAACATTGACTCGCCCTTGTCTGGCACCAGTGGCAGGATCATACAACAAGTCGGCAAATATACTGACGTTGTCTAGTACCACCATGCTTTCATAATTGGTATAACGGAGATCAATGTAGCTTATGGTCTGCGACGACAGTGAAGTAATTTTAAATGTATTTTCATAACGATCTACCACAAGATCGCGCACAGGCAATGTATTTCTATTTTGATCCAACAGTAAATTTTCTGGAGTCAGAGCCAACACACTGTCGACGATAGCCTGTGATCGTGTGGCCGCCAAGGCTGTAGCAGCAGGGTTGAGATTGATAATACTGCCTTGTGCCCAGCCCTGGCCCACCCAGTACAAGAATTCCTGAGCCATTTGATCCCAATTCAACACATGGCCATTTTCCATAACGTCAAAGGTCAGACCTTGACTCTGCAACAAGGCACCGTAGCTCAACAAGAAATCAGCTACCACTGTGGTGTTGGTAAATGTATAGCCATAAGGAATTCGTACCACATTATTGGAGTAGGTGTCTGGCACAGACACAGTTTCGTTGCCGGCTGAAATAACTTTTCTTGAGCCAGCGGTTCTGCTGGCCAAGATTTCAAAATATGGCTGTGTGAGGCTATAACCAAACACTGCATATCCATCTTCTACCACTTGTATGATCACTGAGCTGTAGAGTACTCGATCAAATGGTTGATTTTTATACACAAGTAAATTGTAGCTTTCGTCAGGCAACAACAAGCTACTGTTCTGACTGTTGGGGCTGGATTTTTCTGTGTAGATCTTTAGATACTGCTTGTCAGTGAATGCACCTACTCTGTAGCACAGACGCACATCAAGATTTGCCAGATCAGTAGTCAAGTCAGTGGTCGAGTCTTTGCCCAGTTGTTGATTGTAATCCACAATCCAGTTGATAAAACTGGCTTTGCTGACCGCAGTGATTGCGCCAGTGATTGGGTCAACACTGCCACCATATACTTGAATTCCGTTGGCATCCAGTCTATAGCGTTGGTTGTACAGATACTGTCCTAGATCAACATCATATTTGTAAAGGTCTCGATCAGCAAACAGGCTGAAGAACTCAGCTGGGCGTGTTAATGCCAGCAGTCGCATCACAGCAAAAGGATAACTGCTACTGCTACGCCAGGCATATTCTGCTGGCCCTTCGTCACCAAATGTCCAACTCTTTTTGAACTGACTTGAATCATACAAGCCTACCACACTTTGCAATGGTGACAACAACTGTCCTTCAGAGTCCACAGGAAGTACCTGTGTGAGTTGAGGTCTAGCATAAGCAGGTTTGTAATATGTGCCTGCTGGATCAGCAACCTTGCCTTGTGCTAGATCGTCCCACAACACCAAGTTGCCAGAGGTATATGGCGCTGGACCATACACATCTGTCCACCAAGAAGGCTCTTGACTGAATCCCAGCATTTCCCAAGGAGTACTTTGTGGTGTCGGAGTATCATAAAAGTATTGATAGATACCGCGCCAAGCACCCACTGGCAGTGGTGACTCGCCGTATATGTTGTCAAGATCACTGATTCTATTGCCAGAGGTGCTGTAGTTCCAAGTAAACTGATTGTCAGCCAGATAATTTTGTGGCTGATAAGCTATTTTGTTCCAGCCTACCCAGTTTAAGAAACTGGTAGACAATATCTGATTGACTTCCCCCAGTGTGTAATCTGTGGTACGGAATTGTCCGGGCACCACTTCCACCACTGGCAATGGTATGTCTGATTTGATTTTTAAATTGTTGAATATTCTAGTTTCGAATTCCAACAACAATTGATCTCTGAAATCACCAAAAGCCACAGTTTTGCTGCCATCGTGACCTTGAATAATCACTGTGGGAGTTATGTATGTGGTATCCAGATAAATTCTGGGTCTAAATGCTGGGTACAATCCCAGTTTGGTAGGAGTATTGGGCACAAATGACGCATAAGTGGTAGCATACTCTTGTATCACAATCACGTCGCCAGCAGACAATGGTGCAGTAATGGTCAGTGTTGGAGCATCTGTGGCCACCGTGTACTCATATCCAAATTGCAACAGCACATCATTCACATACACCAGCAAGCCTTTGTAATTGGAGCTGGTAAAATCATAGGTAGTTGACAGGTTAAAAATTGGTGTTGAGATTGCTGTGTATGTTGTGGTAGACTCAGTGTACACCGGGCTGGCCGGCAACATGTCACTCCAGTAAAATGGATTCAAGCTGGTGCGGCCAGCATTGATGTCTGTCATGACTGCAGTCAACATGGCTGGAATGGTATAATTGGTATAGTCATTGCGGATCACTGAATCCAATAACTGTACTTTGAATCTTTCGTATTCGTTGCTGTTATATTCCAACGCGGCAAAAATGTTGTACTGAGTACTGCGCATGAAATACCCTGCTAGTGTCATGGGCGAGCTTTGTTGCAGGATATTTTGTCCGTAAGGCACAAGATTGCCCAGGTCTCTGGTGTTGTTGGCGCCATTGATAGGCCCTGAGATATTGATTAAATTTTGACCAATACTGTTGTAGTGTGATCTTGCTGTGCCCAGTGTGAATTGCGCACTGTTGACGTTGAGAGGATTGTTCTCTAAATTTGTGGGCACCTGATAGAATGCCACTTTACTGGCTTGATTGCTGAGCACATCTACTTCAATGACACTGCCAACAGCGTATGTTGAAGACAAAGTAATTGTAGTGGTGTCACTGGTGGTTGTCACAGTGTATCCATTAGGCTCTACATAAGTTGCACCAACAAATATCTGCACTGATGGAACTTTGTCATCAGGTATGACTGCAATGTCTAGCCGCAATGGCGACCCATCATAGGTAAATCTAAATTGTTGTCTGGCACGACTCTTGGTTATGGCTGTTTGCCATCCAATTTCTTTGACATAAACAACTCTGTCAGCATACTGTCTGACAAATCCTAGACTGATGTTTTCAGTGGTGCTTGCACTGTTTCGTGTGTATGTGACTGTGTCAGTGTAAAGATTGTTTTCAAAAACTATGTCACCAATGTTGCTCAGACTCAAATATTTGATAGGAAATCCCAACACCGGGTCGGTGTTGCCTGAGGCCTGTGCATATGAAAAAAGTTTGCTGCCGAAAAAATTGCTACTGGGATATTTGACAGGGTTTTCAAAGCTCACACCAGTGGCATCATAAACATTGAACAGCGGCGCTTGATTTACATTGGTTTTTTGTTGTGCTTCAAACCAGTCTACACCATCAAACCAATAGCTCAGTCCTTGTTGTGTGTTTCCACTCAAACAAACCACAGTGTTGTCGTACAGCACTTCATAGTCACTGGCTGGCACTAGATTTATAATTGGTATTGTTGATGTGGTAGGATCAGGCACAATGAATTCAACTTCGTATATTTTATTACGAACTTGAATATCAAGGTCGGCTGCAAATATCACACGACTACCTGTGACAAACGGATATCCATCAATGTTATAGCCAGTGGTACCATTGATGTTGCTCAATGCATCTGTGACTGAAAAATCAATAATATTAACTGGTTGTTTTGCCTTGGTACCAAAGTTGAACAAGCGTGTTCCGGCACGGAATTCCAAAATTGGTCTTTTGGCCCGGAATTCATTGTTGGTTGTTGGTACTACATTGTTGTATTGAGCCGATGCTGTAATCACGTCCACATGGAACCAACGATTACTGCGAGTCCAAGCATTGAGGTCTGTACTGGCACGATTAATGGTCAGGTAATCTGGCGTCAATGGTTGATTTAAATTGGCATCAAAATTCCCCACATCAAATGCTGTGCTGTCATAGGGAATCGATGAGCTCTGTGTGTAAGTTTCTGTTGTCACATAGTCAGTGACTGGCAACAACTGAATTGCTGTGCCTACTCCTTCCACATAATAACTTTTGTTTTCATAAGAATCTGGCAGTGTATTGCCTGGAAAGTGTACTTTGAGGCCATTGGTGAATACCACACCATTGGGACTGATATAGTTCTTTTGACCAACAATGTCATCGATGTCTATGTAGTTAGAACCAATATCATTTATCAGCCTGATGCGGCCAAATATTTCAGGATCAGTGCCATCTTGATAGTATAAAATTTGTCTATTGGCTGTGAGCAAGGGAATTTGTTCAAAATATCCATCTTCGTTTTTGTACCATTGTGTGCTGGAATAGACGCTGCCAAATTCTATGGTAAATTTTTGCAAGTCTGACACTGGAGACACACTGCTGAGTTGCATGTACACACCACCACCCGACGCAGTGATGTATTGAATTTGCCACACACTGTAGCGATCATTCAAGGGCACAGCAGTGGTTTGATCAAACGTGGTACTGTCAAAAGATCCTATTCCACTCACAGCGTTGCCAACATTGGGTAGTGGATCAAACTGAGTGGTTTGTAGCCAACCGCCTTGTTCGGGATCTACTTCTTGATTTAAAAATACAACTGTGCGCCCATTTAAATTGGTTATTCCATCAATGCCGTTGGGGTTTTGTTCAGCAAACGTGCTGAGGAATTGATTGTTGATTTGATCAAATTTGAGGTTGGTCACCAAGTCGACTTTGCCACCGTTGTAGGCAATGGTATCAAGACTAAAATAAAAGTCTTGGGCTGTGCTCAACGGTACATTGAACGTGACGGTGCCAAGGTCTTCACCATTGTTGACCACTCCTAATACATCGCGACTGCTGATGTTGGGAGTGGCAGGAATTCGACCATTGACTCCAGGATCTGTTTGTATCCAAAATCCTGGGCCGGTGCCTGGCGTACCATCAACAATGTTGATAGTACCTTGCATGTTCATTTGAGTGTCATTGTTGTAGTACAACACATCAGGGGCATTTTGTGGTACCACAAAGGTTATAGTGTCAGCAAAGGCACCATTGTTGGTCACACCATTGTTGTAAAGATTGTTGACTCCCAGTGTGGGCTGTGTTTTGATATAGAATCTCAACGGAGCAGTAGGTACCATGGTAAACACATAAGTGTTGCCGCGAACCAGTGTGAGCGTAGGATTGTTTTGATAGTCCAACACCCAGGCTGAAGTTCCCTGGTTAGATACCCGATAGTTCACAGTTTCTTTGTTGTTTTGTGCTACTTGAAATGTGTAAGTGCCGTCTCTGATCAGGGTTAGGTTGGGATTATCACCGTTGACTCCTGAGAATGTGTAAACTCCGTTTTCTCTGTTCACAACAAAATTGTCAACCAATGGCACAGTTTCAGCGTAAACATCAACTGCATCTGGGCCTGCTGGCAACCAATAGTATTGACTGAAATTTATAAACTTGTCAAAGTCTACGAACGGATCCCAGGCATAGTATTCACTGGTGTAAAGACGGTCAGCTTTGTTGGTGTTTGCACCTTGCATGTCCAGCGCATCTGTGATGCCTGGGTAAGTGATGGCATCTTTTATTTTTCTAGAGTTGTCAGGATTTACAAGAACAACACCTGGCTCCAGTTGATAGTCAGCACGAACTGGATCTGTTTCTGTGATGTAATGGTCGTCGGCATTGATTCCTGGTCCGACTCTGCGTCCCACAAATCCTTGTATCTTTTTAAAATTGGGTTCTTGGACCAACTGATCCAAGGTGGCCGACAAGAACTGGCGATTGGTGGATGTTTGAAAAATTTCTGGTAGAAAATCTACTGTGCGTGTTCTTGACATTAAATTACTCCACTGCCTGGGGCAGTACGTAGATTGGTGCTGGTCAATGCGGTGATAACTTGAACATTGTTCACTGTGGCTGCGTTGACAAATATTTGATTGGGTGCTGATCTAATTTCGTAAAGATCACCAAATGATTTTTGTGGGTTCAGCGGAACCAGCACAACACTGCTGACTATGCCGCCAAGGTTGGCATGCAAGTATGCTGATAATTCACTGAAATAGAATGTTTGACCAAAGTCCCAGTTGTCAAGACTAAAATATGCATTGAGATATTGTACCACAAGATTTCTAACTTCGCTGACACTGGCCACACTGTTGACATCTTGTATGACTTTGATGGTAGCTCTGAGTTCTTCGGGTGCTTTTTCTCCAAATAATGGTTGGAACTGCACACTGTTTATAATAACACTGTCAGACAGCATTTTGTAGTCTTGTAATCCGCTATAAGTTGTGGTCAAATAATCTATATCTGGTGGCTCAGGTTCTGGCACAGTGTCGGTGCTGTCATTGATGTAATTTTGATAGGCTTGATAATATTCATTGGTGACCACGTACAAATCAATGATATTTGTGGTACCTGGATCAATTCTGTTGGTCAATGGACTGTTGTGACGGTATTGAAAGTACAGATCGCCGCGGCCATTTTTGGCTATGTAATCTGTGGTTTCTGTTAAGGTGCGAGCACCTGTGGTGGTATTCAAGGTCAATACGTAAAATGCCGGTGGTGTGGTGGCTACGCCAACAGAATTATAAATTCCGTAAGCGTAAAATAGTTGCCCAATCACATAACTGGCCTTGACCAATTCTATGTCATCCACAGTGGCATATTGACTGTTTACCACTCCTGGTTCCAACAGCACATACCGTTGCAAATTGTCAAAATCCACAATGCTCTGTAAGAACACCCAGGGAGAATCTGCTGTGGGCACAGCAGGAACTGTGCCCACAATATCTGCAAAGAAATCTGGATTGTCAGGCACGCCATCATTGTCTGAGTCAGTGAATGACACCAACACTTGATAGTCATCTACATAACCATCACTCTGTATTGGTTGTCCCACAATTCTCAATCTGTTGTCTATGCCCAGAGGCAATGCACTGTCAGGGCGACTGTTGGTTTTGAGAACATTGACAAAATCTCTAATCACTGTGCCTGTTCTGCTGTCATAGATTTGTTCGCCGCCAAAAAAGAAAAATCTAGTTTGCAACACACTACCAAAATAATAATCCAACGCACGGCTGGTCACAGTGTATGTGCTGCCATTGGTGACAAATTGCACAAACCATGATGCATCCAAGTTTGCTCCGCTGGTATCACCAGCATAGGATTCGCTCCAGGGAGCATCAACGGCCAAATTTGTACTGGTAATCAGATACCAAGTACCCGATGTACCTGTGATTGTGCCCAGGCTGTCATAGCCTATACCAAAGTTTCTATTGAGCAAAATTTGATCAATCATGCTCTTTTCAAAACTGTACGGAAGATCAGTCACAAACAACGGAATCACTTGGGCGGCAATGGCGCCTGTGGGAACATAGTTGTTCAATGCTACTGGTCCTATGCCACTGGTGAAGTTGCCTTGTCCTTGGTTGGTTCCGTCAAGATACACACTGAGTGGGCTGGCCCATATGGTCATTTTTTCATCTGCTCGTGTGGGAGTACCTGCTGCCAGTCTGTTGTTGGCATCAAAGTAGTAGCCAGCTGGTGGCACAAATTTGACCAAGCTGCCAACCACAATATATCGAGCATTGCTGCTGGTGTACTGCCCAAGAGACACAGGATAACCAGCGGTGTTTTTAAAATAACCAGTTGTGGTATTGGCCTGAGAAGTACTGAGCTGCCAGGTTGTGTTCAACACTGTTAAATCTGCTCGCGGATATTCAGCATAGTAAAATTGTCGAGCTTGATTGTCAATCAGCCTGCCTTGTACTTGGTTGGCCACAACATCTTCAACTTCATTGGTGGTAAAATAAGTGAACTGGAAGCTGGGCAAACTGTAAGTTTCATACAGCGCACCATCACTGCTGAATGTGTTGGTTGATGAATATTTGCCAGTGTTGTCCACAAGATCAAGATATCTGCTGGTACCAATGCTGGCACGATTCAGTGCTTTGCTTTTCAAAATTGAGTTGTAAGCAGTGAATGGAAAATTGTTGTAGTCTTCACCGTTGACCATGCGATTTTGTGTGTAGTATCTTGCAGGAGCACGTTGTTTGATTTGATTGATGGTTTCTCTGGCAGTGGCATTTGACACTGGTGTTGTGATACCACAAGTAAATGTAATGGTTTCTAACTGTCCAGTACGACTGACATAGCTGATTGGCAGTGTCACTGCTTGCATTTCAGCAGGGTTGATGATGTATTCAAGCCCGTTGCTGGCACGCACATAGCAACGGAATGTGCCCACAGGAATGGTAGAAAACACACCGTCGCCAAAATTCAATGTGATCTGATCATTGGTTCTAGACGCTACACTGAACAGTTTTCTTGCACCGGGTGCCAGTTGTTCTGCGGCTGCACCATACACACTTTCTACATATTCCCATTCTGAAGACACGCTGCCTACATTGTCTAACTGATACAACCAACGATCATCGTTGTTGACTCCTTCAATGTTGATGTCCACTGAACGATTGCTCACACGGTCAGCCAAGTTAAAATCTTGGTTTTGTAGCACACCTTGTTTGAACAAAAAGAAATATCCAGTGTTGGCACTGCTATAACCCAATTGATCATTGCGAAACAGTATGTTAAAAATACCCTTGGGCTGTGGACTGGGTTCGTACACATAACTTTTGCCTATTGTGCTGGCATTTACTGCTTCAAAAGGCATGCTGATACCACTCACAGTGGCAGTGTAAGGAATCACAGGCAAGTATCCAGGTACCAAGTTAACACTGTACTCAGACGTGTCTACTCCCAGGATTGTGGTTCTTGCGCCTGGTCTGCCAATGCGCTGACTGTTGACCAATGAAGCATTGATGATTGCTGTGAACTGTTCTTGCCAGTTGAGATTGGTAGGATCAGCCCAGTTTACCGTGACATTGGCCAAATTGATGCCGTTGTTGTCCGTGACATTTTCAGTGGTTGTGACGTTGAATACTTTGAGATAGCCTGATGCGGCTATGTTTCTTTTGGGGGTGTAGCTGACCAAATTGGCCAGGCGGACCACTGAATCTCTACGTTCAGCAGTGTCTATGTAATTTTCTCTGGTGTTTAGATCATTGCGAAATGCCAGTGCTTGACCCATGAATGCCATGACATCCAGCAGGGCAATAAACTCTGATGATTCAATGTAATCATTGAAAGTCTCAGGATAATAAAGACGCAAATAGTCAACAAAACTTTTGCGCAAAGTTTCAAAATCGTAGCTTTGAAAATTAGCTTCTCTATACGTGGTATAGATTCTCTTCCAATCTTCAACTCCAAATATTACTGTTTGTCTTGTGGTCTTGGCCATGATAATCCATTGTTGCTGTATTTATGGATTGAAAAAACTACGCAGTTAAACGTAGCTGGCGCGACGCTGTTGCTGATCAAAAAATATGCTTAATCTTTGAGCATCTGTACTGGGCACAAATGTCAGTTGTACTTGCAACAATACACCATTTTGTTGTGGAAACACATCCACACTGATTATTTGCAGTCGAGGATCATAACCGGCCACACGCTGTAGTTCTTTTTCAATGGCAGTGTAGGTTGCATTGTTTTGATTTTCAAACAAGTTATCCCACATTGTGGTTCCATATTGGGGGCGCCCAGGCAGTTGACCTTGACGTATGTTCAGGCCATTTAAAAAATCACGTTTGATCAACTCTTGGTCAAGCAAGGTGAATTTTTTATACTGATCTTGTGTGTTAAACCCAATAAATGTTGCCATAGTATGCTATTTAACCTTTTGGCTGGCCAGGGGCAAATCGCAAAGTACCATCTTCGTTGGTAGTGGTTGGTATGGTCACTGGCACAGCGCCAGGTGCATTTGCCGCGGCTATTTGTTGTGCCAACTCCACTGCTGGGTCAGGGTAAGTTCCAAAATCAACAGAAGGAATTTTAGAATTACCAATGATGTCTGTGACTATTTGATCCAATACTGTGCGATCAGTGGTGAATTCAGTGGATGGAGCATCGGGCCCAGCCAACAATTCATCTCCATACACGTCGACAAAATCTATGGCGTATTGTCCTTGTCTGGCAGCAATTAGTATATTGCTGGCCAATTCTGCTGATGCTTGGCCATTTAGCCAGGTAAAGACTGCGCCAATACCGTATCTAACAGTGGGTTGTAAAAATGTAGCTTGATATCTAGCACTTTCGGTTTCGTCCAATACTCCAATGCTGACCAATGCTTGATAAGAACTTTCCATCAATGCAATTTGCACAGTGTGTTGTAGAGTAGGAGCATTCAAGTAATCCAACAAACTGTTGATATTGTATGCGCCAGTCCAGGCAGCTGGGGTATTCAACACTGTGATGGTCAATGCTGGAGAAGTGATCAAATTAGTAGCACCTGGTTTCAGCAGTCCTGCCAATTCCAATGATTCAGGAGTCTGACCATATATGCCTACACCTCGAGTGGACACTGCTGACCCAAGATAAACTGGATTGCCATCGTCATTCAGCAGCCATCCATCTAACAGTACATCATTGGTATCATAGGCCGGATATGCTGCGGCTGCGGCTGCTTGTGCTGTGAGAGCTCGTACTTGATTTTGTGATATCATAATTTGTTGCTTTTATAGTCTGGATGTTAATACACCGTCACGAGTTTTAATAGGATTGCCTTCTCGATCTCTTACCACACTGCCAGTTACTGGAGTTCCGGTTCTAGATATGGGTATAGCCACGGTTGACACCGGTTCAGTCAAAAAGTCTGCAGCAGTCATTGGTTTTTGTATGGACAATTGACTTATCTGTGTCACTGACTGATCTGATCTTTGTTTGATTGGAGCAAGTGTGCTGGCACTGGCATTGGTCGATGCGGCGTTGCCCACTGACGTGTCAGACAACGAAGCTGAGCCATTGAGATTTGCTGTGGTGCTGACTCCTCGACCATGATAGGGATAAGGTTCATGTGTGGGTGCTCGAGTCACTATGGTTTCTAACTGTCCTGGTTCAGGAGTCCAACCTTGATTGGCCACAAAAACTGTGTCAGCCAATTTATAACCAGTCATAGACTGTACCGGTGTTGTTGGCAATGCGCCACCGCTGTTGAGGTTGATCACTTTGGCTACAAAATTCAAACTGCCTCCGCCATTCCAGCTGCCAGTTTTGCTTTGTAAAGCCAGTGTACCATCAGATCTCATGCTCAAGCTAGTTTTACTGTACATGGCAATTCTAGTGTCTGAATAAATTCCCACAGCCGCATCACCTTCCAGTCTCAGTGCAGATTTGGCTTTTAAACGTATGCTGCCGCCGGCAAACATGTTGATGTCTTGGTCAGCGTGAAAATTCAATGTGCCTTGTGTGCGAATGTTCACAGAGTTTGTGCTGAACACATCTACTGTGCCGGCTTTGCCTAGTTCGATCCAAGTCTGACCATTGGCATGTGTGATATAAAAACAATCACCATCATCACTCATGGTTATTTGATGACCCTTGGCAGTGCGTATGCGCACCAAGGCATCTTGGCCAGTGAGATCGCCATCATCCATGACAAAGGTGTGTCCGCCTTGGCGTCCCACTACTGCTATGTCTTGTATCTTGACCGAACCTGAGTTTAGTTGACTTTGTATGGTTTTTGGATCAAGTCCACCTTGATAGATGGGTTTGCCAGGTGTGCTGATGCCATACACATTGCTGGGACTCTCTCGTTGGCTGGTACTGCGAATGGGACCGCGAACAGGATCTCGATCCAGTCCTTGTTGAAACAATATGCCGGCTACCACACTTTGCACTGGTTTGGGTGCATTGTAAAATTTTGGTGAATCGTTAATTGCTTGATTTTTTTCATTGAGTTCGGTCACCGGCAGCAGTGTGGTATTGGTAAAATAATTTTCTTGTGTGGGGTTGCCGGCAACATAGTTGGCAGCACTGCCAATGGCTGGAATCATGTGATTGATACCAGGCTCAGGTATGCAACCCACATAGTACCCTTGTGTGGGATCGCCGCCCACAAAAAAACACAGCACACTGACCCCAAGATCAGGCGGTGTAAACCACATGCCATAACTGTTTCTGTTGCCCGGATAAGTTCCATAACCAACATTGGTGCCAGACTGTGCTGTGGAACCATAAAATGGCGGGCAATAACTCACAGTACGCCACAGTGTGGGATCATCAAGAGTTGGCAAGCCATCTTCTTTTACTGACCCAAATTCTTCGATGTAAACTTGCAATCGGCCGCTTCTGGTATTGTCAATGTTGTTGACCACTATGCCAATGTACGGACCCATTTCTGCAGGAGTTCCGCCACGATCAAATTTGTAATTTTGTGGGCGACCTCTATTGCGTTGTATATTCTCTGCCATTTTATACTCTTTTAATAATGTTAGGCTGCCACTGTTTCTGTGCCAGCATCGTCAGAACCTGCCATGATTTGTGGTGTACTTAATGTTGCATCTGGCAGGTCAGAAATAATAACGCCATCGACTCCCACAGTCTGACCCGAAGAAGTGGGTGGTTGTGCAGGGGTAGCTGGCATGGTGGTGCCACCTCCCAATACTTGCTGACTTTGATTGATAGCATTGCCGGCCCCAATTGATTTGAGTATGCTGTTGTTTAAACTGGTCAAGTATGCCGGAGTTGAAGCAGAACCCAACAAAGGTGTCAGTGAATTGTTGGTAATGCCTGACGCAGTGCGTCCCACTGCATTGTTGTTGAGTGTTTGTCTCAATGTAGATGCAGAGGCTTGTTCTTGTTGTTTGGTAGTTTGATCTGGATAGTATGCCAACAAGGTACCCATGACAGTTTGAGTGAATTTTCCTTTGGAAAACTCGCTTATACAGGTATTGACTTTGTACACATAACTTTGTTTGGCCGCACCGGGCTGTCGGCCACTTTGAAATATCACAGACTGATTGTTGGGATCAATCAATCCTGTGTTGAGATCATAGTCGCCGGGAGTGTTGATCAAAATTTCAAACAAAATTTCTTGACTGTCAAAGTTTATAGTTCCGTCAGATAAAAATGGGCTGAAATTGAAATTGCTGGCCCTTACTCCTGCCCAGGCTTCGCCTTGTTGCAGCCAAGCAGGATCTCCCACAATGGTCAGAGTGGCATTGGCCAAGTCTCCAGGATTGTAGAGAAATCCAGCTGCACTGGCACCAATTTCATTGACTCGTCCAGCTGCTCCTTGACTGCTTTCACTGCTACGCACTTGAAAACTTTTCTTTACAGCATCATTTGTTATGGTTTGTGCATTGCTCTTGCCACCGCTCAGCACTGAACTGTACAAAGCATTGTATGTTTGTTCATAATTTAACACCGAGGTATTTTCACCTGTGAACCAGTAGTTGTATTGCTTGTGTACTCCTCGATATCTGGGTATGGAAAAATAATCACTATACATCTGATTGATCTTGTAAGCACTGATCACGTATCGCATACGGTATGCATAGTCATTGCGTTTGTTGTCCCAGCCTAACTGCACAGCTTCCAAATTGATTTTGTACCAGGCCACATTGTCTGCGGCTGTTCCGTTATCGTGTTGTTTGCCGGTGTTTTCGTCTATTCTAACAGTGGCCTGCGCACTAATATATCCACTGTTGCGTAAAATTTGATCAATGAACTGTATTACTTGTGTGCCAGCAGTGCAAGACAGTGTTCGACTGGTGTTGTCCACACTTTGTTTAGTGCCTAGCAACTGGTCTGCGGCTGTGCCGCCCTGAGGCATGGGTTTGGACTTTTTATCACCTTGTTTGCCTTGTATGACGGCCTGTGCAATTGACGGATTGGCAAACTCTACAATGTATTCATCAGGGAAGGTATAGATTCCGCGTTTTACTAAATCAGCCTGATAGTTGTTGAGAGCAGTCATCAACCCTTGACGTATGGTCAAACTTCTGTTGAGTGCAGCATTGGCGTTTTGTGGGGCCGCAGGCACAGTTCCAGCGGTGGTGCTGGACAATCCACTGTTTGAACTGCTGTTGGTTCCAGAGATAGCAGACTGTGAAAAATCTGGATTGGCAAATACTCCGCCTGTGGTGGTCACTGAGGTGGGACCGGTCAGCGCATCCTTGACAGTGGTAGCACTGAGTTCAACGTTGTAAGGAATGGTGCCACGTAGTTGTCCCACTGGCATTCGATACTGTGGTGCTGTTGCTGTGATATCATACTCAACCAATCGATTGGACACTTTGAACTTGATATCAGCAATGGACAGCGGGTACCATTTTTCTACAAATGCATAAGAATCACTGCCGTCAGATCGAAAAACTTGTTGTGCGTCATTGCCCGGTTGACCGCTTCTGACAAGATTTCCATCTTGATCATAGCCGTAAAATTTGATGACCAACAAATACAGTTGAGAGGCAAAGAGATTTCTTTTTCTCTCTAGCCCAATATATTCAGTCACTGCACGGTCAAGATTGTCAATCAATGTGATGCCATTGGGTTCTATCACTGTGAGTTTGACATTGCTGACATTGTGAGCATTGCCAGAGCCACGACCAACTATCTGGCTGTCTAGCTTTATGCTGTCAATATAATAGTCGTTGCTGAAATAAGGTGACCGTTGTCCAGTAGCAGCACCACCGCTTTGCATCAACAGTTGTGCGTCACGAAGAGTTTTGGTCTTGGTCTCAACCATGGCTTGAAAGTCTGCAGGACTCATGAGATACAAACTGGCTGAATAAGTGTATGACCCATACTGGTCCAAAACATTGGGTTGCGGAGTGACCACACTGCTGTTGAACACGCTGTCAATTTCAGTTCTGGTGGCATTTTTAGCATCTGACGTGTCGTCACCTGTGGCCGACGCACCCGGAGCTTCACTGACGTTTAAGTTGGTAGGAGCGGCCACTTGTTGACTGGATCCTGACTCAGGAGCAATCAGTGCATTGCCATTTTGAATATTGCTGGTGATTGCCTGAGTTTGTTGTGTTGTGCGCACAGGTGCATTGGTGCCTGTGTCCACTGAATTGACAGACACTGAGGGATCAGCGTTGGTCCCTGATGTTGTGTCTGGGCGGGTGACCACTCTTCCGTCACCGTTGAAAGCCACTGTTTGATTGGTCGTTGGTGATTCCAACACCTGTGGTGGAGCCGCAGGATTTTGTGGATTTGCCGAGTCGGTCCGTGCCTGTTGATCATTGTTGGCCAGGGTGCCTGAGCTGGCTGTAGGTTTACCCACTGTTGATTCGTCATTGGCAACAGTTTGCGCTGCTGCTCGTTCGGCTAGAATTTGATCAGTTAGGGTTCTATTTAAAGCAGTTAATTCATCAACTTGCGCTTGTAAATTTGCATCTATGGCTAAATGTTTTTCCAGTTCCGAACGAGCTAGAGCTAATTCTTTAGGATCTGGATTTGGACTGGCTTCAAGATTCGCAATATATCTTTCGTCGTCTGTGATGAATCTGTTATTTTTTTTGATCTCCAAGGCCAGTCGTACTAGATCTTGATTTACCCTTCTTTGTTGATTTTCTAATGCAGTGGCCATGTTAGAATCCTAGCGCAGAACGCAGTGTGCTGAGTTTGGGTAGATATATTGTGGTTCCTATTTTGAAGTCCAAGGGAGGTGCTTGCAAGGTATTGGGATTGCGTTGATAAAAAACCCACCACAGTGTGGGAGTTTCATAGAGATCATAGGCCAGCATGTCGGGTCGATACTGGTACGTTTCGTTGATTACCATTTGCAAATCATCAGGCAATTTGGGTATGGGTCGATTGACCATGTTGCTGAGATAAAACTGTTGGAAACCAGTGGTAAAATACGGGCTGGTTGAGCTGTATACAGTGGCCATTACCAGAACCCTCCTTTTAACAAGTTTCCTGAGGCAAAATCTTTCACGCTGAATTGTTGACTGACTTGACTGCGACTTTGTATGGGCAACAGTGTGAGATTAATATCCATCTTGGTGGGGACATAAGTTGCGTTGGGATCAGCTGTGCCAAAAGAATTCAACGGCACTGGTCCGGGCTCTGCGCCAGGAGTTATTTTGGCAGTGATCATGCGTATCAGGGAAGCAGTGAGTCTGCCACCAGGGCTGGCTGACGCAGAAGTAGATCGGTTTCTGGCAGCCAGTAAGTCAGTACCATTGTTGGAAGTGGTCTGAGCACGAATATAGTCAACATCGTCGGGCAAGACGTATTCAAAATTGCTGACCACGCACGGGTGCATGTTGTATTGGAAGTCGCCTAGGCCTGACAGGAATGTCAGCGGTGGTGGGCTACCACGTTCGGGATCTTGTCCATAGAACATCTTGGTCACTGTTCTGAAAAAATGTATCACTGCCAGCAAGTAGTTGGCTTCTGCTGTGTCCTGTGCTGTGAATTTGGCACGTATATTAATAGAATCCACGTAGCTGTTTTTGTAAAAATATCCACGATAGTTAGAGTGTGTGAGATCGTAGGACTCATAGTTGGCACGATAGCTGGTGCTTATGCTAGGAGTGTAAGGAAATATCACGCCATTGGTATTCCACAACGGTGTCAATATAGAACTTGCAAACGCTGCCTGATACACGTCTCCAGAATTGGCTGCATTGTACAAATATCTACTGCCGTCGGCCAAGCTGAGTCGCACACGCCAGTCCCCAGTTCTTGGAGTAGTTTGGGTTTGTACTCTGGCAGTTTGTTGTTGTCTTACTTGTTCATTTAATCCAGCAGTCACACCAGCATCTTGTGTTAGCACACCTACGCCATTTACATCAACTTTGAAATCTGCAGGAGTGCCGGTGGTGTTGAACAATTGATTTGCAGTAAGAGCCGCTGTTTGGTCAACATTGCCCACCGGGGCAGGCACAAAGGCCACGTCATTGATGCCAACATTGGGGTTCACCGTGAAGTTGCTGTAGCCAGCATCTGTGGCAGTCAAATTGGTTTGTGCAGGATTGCCAGGTACGGCTGCTCCGGCTACCAGGGTACCACCAGCAGAAAAAATGTTAACGCCACTTTGACTGCCATTGGGCAATAGGCCTGTTACTTGGTTGACACTGACTGGATTGGGAGAATTTTTAAGGGCCAGTACTTGATTTACATTGACGCCGGTGAGTGCCGACACTGCTGCATTTACAATAGCAGGGTCAATGGTTGGCTTTGTTGGAGGTGCTGGTGGTCCGTTAAACTCAGGTGAATTTGGATCAAACGGACTGGGCGGACCTACAACTGTTTGCCCAGCAGGCAACGTATTGGGATTGGCCGCGCCGCCAGCACCAACAACTGGGGCTGGTTTGTTGTTTACTGCATTTACGCCCTGTCCGAGTACTTGCAGTGCTGATTGAACGTTGATGCCTCCTGGCTGACTGACCAATGAAACAACTTGGGGGGCAACAGTTTTTATAAATGCCGGGTCAGTGACCACACTCTTGGCTTTGTCAAACAGAAGATTGGCTTGGCCTGTAATTTTATCAAAAGCACTGGGTGTATAGGTTGATTCGTTGGCAGCAGCAATACCAGCTTCTCTAGGCACTATTTCACCAGGAGCATCAGTAGTCACGCTAGAAAATTCAGCGTTGGTGCCAAATTCAGAACCTTCAGGTGACAGCGGTGTATTAGCAGTTGGTCCAGAAAATTCAGCAGCAGTACCAAATTCAGACCCTGCGGGTGACACTGGGCCACTGATGCCCCTAGTGAGAGACTCAGTTCCTACATCAGGTGTTAGATTGTAGTTGCCAAACGTACTCTCCGGTCCGGTTGTGTACTGAACATCAAATTTTACAGGGCCATCAAATGGCTGATAGCCGTTGGCTAGAAAATCTGAACTACCCGGCCCACTGACTATGTCACCGGCGTAATTGGCATCAAACCAATCAGAGCTGCCGGCGAAATCTCCCACTTGGCTTTGTAACTCGGGCAAGAATCCATCAGAGAAATAGCTGTCAGAGATAAATCCGTCTGACAAAAATTCAGCGCCCGAGTCCAACACCGACGATGATACCGCATCAGCAGCAAAGGTTTCTCCTATAAACTCTACACCAATTGCTTCGAGGCTCATTCAGTTTGTTCCTTAATATTTTTCTGCCAACTGTTCTAGGTCAGTTTCTTCGGTTGGATGTATACAGTACCACACAGCATCTTCCAGGGTGGCTGCTACAACTCGAGTATTGGCTGGAATGAAAAAATGTGCTGGCGCTTTGAATTTCACTTGGCTTGTTTCACTTTTTATGACCACAGATCCGTGAGCCAAGACCACTACATGGTCTTCGTCAAATTGTTTAGTTCGCACCTGTGTATTTTTAGGTGCGCGATAGGCTTTCATGTAAACTCCAGAAGTCAAAATGTGTTTTACTTCTACACCATGACTGGCTAGAGTAACGGGCGGTGCTTCAACTGGAGCGGCTTCAGGATAAGAGATAGAGGTTGTCATCTTGTATTTACTCAAAATAAAATAGGCTCAGTTTATAAAAAGGTTGACAACTGTTGTAAATGTGCTACAATAAATACTAACCAGGAGAACTTTTCAGTGACTGAAACCATCACGAGAACCCCAGCAAAAATCAACTATCTCAACAACAGAGATATTTTAAAAGAAATACATCTGAGCAAAAACACCTATTGTACCTATTTGAATCCAGTGACGGATCATCAATACGATATTATTTTGCCCAATGTGAGCAAGATCAATCAACGCACAGTGGCCGAAGCCAGGCGAAATCGAGCTGACAGGCTAAAGCGCGAAGGCACCATTGTTGATCCCAAAAAAATTCCCAACACTGACTTGGTGTTTAGAATTACCTGCTGGGACCACATACCCATGGCACCCAAAAAAGTGCCCAAAACTGCTGTAAAAAAGAAAAAAATTGAAGATATTTTTGAGTTAGAGATTCCCGAGGAAGACGATCCTTTGGCAGAATTGATTGATATTCCAGTGTTGGATGACAAACATGTGAGATTGAACTTTCCACCGTTTTATCATTATCGCTTGGACGACAACAAACAACCTGTACTAGTGGGCAAAAGCCACTGGAAGGGACCGCTGGACACCGGCGAATTCTGCAAGGATCACGGTGCTATGACTCGCAAATTGGCCACAATGTTTATCAAACTGTGCGAACGCTATGCCACAAGATCAAACTGGAGAGGATACACTTACAATGAAGAAATGCGCGGACAAGCACTCCTACAACTCAGTCAAATCGGACTGCAATTCGACGAATCAAAATCGCAGAACCCTTTTGCGTATTATACTGCCGCTATCACTAACAGCTTTACTCGTATCCTGAATTTGGAAAAGAAAAATCAAAACATTCGCGATGACATGTTGGAAATGGCCGGATTGAATCCGTCATGGACTCGTCAGAATTCTGGCAAACACAGCATGGAAGCCATGTCCGGTCCGGTTGTATCTAGCTTGGATGAGTAGTATACTAGGTAGATGACTAATCTATTCAAAAAAGCCGCAGTCTTCACAGACATACACTTTGGGCTCAAAAGCAATAGCCAAACACACAACGACGACTGTTTGGATTTTGTCAAATGGGCAACTGCCAAGGCCCGGGAGGAAGGTTGTGAAACCTGTTTGTTCCTAGGCGACTGGCACAACAACCGAGCCAGTTTAAACATAGTCACACTGACTTACAGTCTACGAGCTCTGGAGCACATGAATGACAATTTTGCCAATGTTTATTTTATTCCTGGAAATCACGACCTTTATTATCGTGACAAGCGCGATATACAAAGTGTGGAATGGGCAAAGCATCTACCCAATGTACAAATATGCAATGACTGGTTTAGTAGCGGTGATGTGGTTATTGCTCCTTGGCTTGTGGGTGATGATCATAAGCGGATACCTAAATTAAAAGCCAAATACATGTTTGGACACTTTGAACTGCCCGGCTACTACATGAATGCCATGGTACAGATGCCGGATCATGGCACAGTACAGCGCGGAGACTTTGGGGGCTTTGATCATGTGTTTACTGGACACTTCCACAAGCGACAATCAGCAAACAACATCACATATATTGGCAACTGCTTTCCGCATAACTATGCTGATGCCGGAGACGATGAGCGTGGCATGATGATCTTGGAATGGGGCAAAGAGCCCGAGTTCCATGCCTGGCCGGACCAACCTAGATATCGAGTACATGGCTTGGCCAACCTAATCGACAATGCAGCCACATTGCTTGCACCCCGGATGCATGTTCGTGTAAACTTGGACATTGAGATCTCGTACGAAGAAGCCAACTTTATCAAAGAAACATTTATCCGCGACTATGGCCTGCGTGAAATGGCGTTGATCCCTAACAAGACTTCAGGTGTGGATGTGGACCTTGCACCTGGTGATGTCAAGTTTGAGTCTGTGGATCAAATTGTCACAGATCAACTCACCAACATTGAATCAGAATTCTACGACAACAAACTGCTGTTGCAAATTTATCAAACTCTATGATCCAAATAAAAAATCTCACTGTTAAGAATTTTATGAGTGTGGGCAATGCCACACAAGGCATTGACTTTGACCGCCAAGACTTAACGCTGGTATTGGGTGAGAATCTAGACTTAGGCGGCGATGGTAGTCGTAACGGCACAGGCAAGACCACTATCATCAATGCCTTGAGTTATGCCATGTATGGGCAAGCATTGTCAAACATTCGTAAGGATAACTTGGTAAACAAAACCAACGGCAAAGGCATGTTGGTCAGTCTTGACTTTGCCGTCAACGGTAAAACATACAAAATTGAACGTGGACGCAAGCCCAATGTGTTGCGTTTCTATGTGGACAGTGAAGAACAAACTGCCACAGATGATGCACAAGGCGACAGCAGAGAAACACAGGATGCCATTGAGCGTGTGTTTGGCATGAGCCATGACATGTTCAAGCATATTCTAGCACTGAACACTTATACAGAACCTTTTTTGAGTTTGAAAGCCAATGAACAGCGCACCATAATTGAGCAGTTGTTGGGCATTACGGTGTTGAGTGAACGTGCTGAACGCATCAAAGAATTAAACAAGACTACCAAGGATGCCATCACAGCTGAAGAGTTTAGAGTACGTGCTGTGCAAGAAGCCAACAAGCGCATTGAAGAACAAATTGAAAGTCTGCGTAGACGCCAAGGCCTGTGGCAAAAGAAATACGACAGCGATCTTGCATACCTTGTGGGGCAATACGACGACTTGGCCCGAGTCAACATTGAAGCAGAGTTGCTGGCTCACAAAGATCTTGCCTTGTGGACTGAACGCAAGAAACAAGCAGATGCACATGGTCGATTGTTGGCATATCAAACTGCATGGCAGCAAACACAGGCCAAAGACATTGCCGCATTAAAGGTCAGTTATGATCAACTCAGTCACATCGATATTGAGGCAGAGCTTGATGCACACAAAGCCTTGGAGGCGTATAGTACAAAGAAAAAAACAATTGATGAACTCAACAAGTACATTGCACAAAACAATCGCGACGAAGAGCGTGAGCAAAAAGCAATGGACAAACTCAAAGCCGATATCAAGAGCTTGGAAGATCACCGGTGCCATGCTTGCGGGCAGGACTTGCACGACAGCAATCACGAAGAGCTTTTGACACGCAAAAAGAAAGAACTACAAGAAACTGCAATGAATGCATTGGCTGCAAGCACACAATGGATAGAAAATACCAATGCGCTGACAGAGCTAGGCGAGCTAGGCGCTCAGCCCACAACTTATTACAAGACCGAAGCTGAAGCCATTCGTCACAGCAGTGAACTTGAAAATATACAGCAAAAAATCACTGCCAAAGCAACAGAGACCGACCCTTATGCTGAACAATTGGTAGGGCACGTGGCAGTGGACTTAGGCCCACAACCTGCTACCCACTACGATACAGAAGCACAGGCCATCAAACACTCCACACAGGTAAATAATTTACTGCAACAGATTACCAGCAAGCACGCCGAAACTGATCCTTACAGCGAACAGATCGAAGACATGCAACAACAAGCCCTGCAGACAGTAGACTACAACAAAATCAACGAACTGACCAAGGTACAAGACCATCAAGAGTTTTTGTTAAAACTGCTGACCAGCAAAGATTCATTTGTTCGTAAAAAGATCATTGATCAGAACTTGAGTTATCTGAACGCACGACTCACACACTACCTGGATCGCATTGGATTGCCGCACACTGTGAAGTTTCAAAACGACTTGAGTGTGAGCATCGAAGAACTGGGACGTGAACTGGACTTTGACAACTTGAGTCGTGGTGAACGCAATCGTTTAATTCTTTCAATGTCATGGGCATTCCGTGATGTGTGGGAAAGTTTGTATCACCCTATTAACATTTTGTTCATTGACGAAATGATTGACTCTGGACTAGACACACAAGGCGTCGAGGCCAGTCTTGCACTGTTGAAGAAAATGACCCGTGAGCGTCACAAGAGTATTTGGCTTGTATCGCACAGAGATGAACTAGCCGGGCGTGTGGAAAATATTTTAAAAGTTGTCAAAGAAAACGGCTTTACCAGTTACAGTACGGACGTCGAAGTTGCGTGATATAAAAGTTTTACACCTAGAGCCAACAGATGTTTGTCAGGCCTCTTGTGCATTGTGCGCTAGAGAGACTGATTGTGACTTTGATAAAAAAGTTCAACATCATCTTGACATGAAAAAAATCATGCAAGTGTTTGATGTTGACCGTATTGCCAAATTAGACAAAATGTTCATGTGTGGCAACTATGGTGATCCCGCAGCTGGCCGGTATACTCTGGATATCTATAAAGAATTCCGACAACTCAATAAAAACATTGTGTTGGGTATGAATACCAATGGTGGCCTGCAAAACACCTTATGGTGGCATGAGCTAGGCAGCATTTTCAATCAATCACAAGACTACTGTGTGTTCAGTATTGATGGCCTGGACGACACCAATGCAACATATCGCCAAGGAGTTGATTGGCGTAGACTCATGCACAATGTTGAAGCATACATTGCTGCTGGAGGATTGGCGCATTGGGACATGTTGGTATACCAACACAATCAACATCAAGTTGACCAATGCGAACAACTGGCACGAGACATGGGATTCACTTGGTTCAGGGCCAAGATATCCAAACGCCCATTCACTGAAATGTTGCGATTCCCTACCGGTTGGCAATCAATTAAAAAACAAGCTACCAATATTGTTTGTCATGCATTGCAAGAACAAAGCGTTTATATAGATTCACAAGGCAATATTGGCCCATGCTGTTGGCTGGGATCAAGACAAAAAGATTTTATTACAGATATCAATGCTATCCCTACACAGGACCCTGTGTGCTTGTCTACTTGCGGACAAACTGTGCAAGGCACAGCATTTGATCAACAATGGCAAAGAGAGGTAGCGTTATGTTAGCCACTTGGCATTTTCATATTGAAATTTCCAGCAAGTGTACTTTACAATGTCCTAGATGTGTTCGTCAAGAAATACCAGACTATTTGGTCAATACTGAATTGGACTTGAAATTTTTCAAAAGAAATTTCACACCCGAGTTTGTACAAGCAAATTTAGAAAAAATTACATTTTGCGGTAACGACGGGGATCCAATCTATGCACATGACTTGATTCCAGTGATACAATATTTCAAAAGTATCAAGCCTGTGGAGATTGTAATCGTCACCAATGGCAGTCATAAAAAGGCAGACTGGTGGGCTGAACTGGGTCGACTGCTAGATCACAACGACAGTGTGCATTTCAGCATCGACGGCTACGACAATGCCAGCAACAACTTGTATCGAGTCAACAGTGATTATGACAGTATCATAACCGGTTTAAAAACTCTTCGAGCTATAAGTCGTTGCCGGATTGTCTGGGCGGCAATTGCATTTAAATTCAACGAGGACCACTTGGACTCCATGCAAAAATTTGCCCAGGAGTTGGGTGTTGATTTTTTTCAAATCACCAAAAGCACCAAATTTGGCAGGGTATACCCATCTTCTTATGGCGTCAACGACCCGTTACAGCCCAGTGTAAAGTTTGTGAGCAGTACACATCGATTTGAACGAGAAGCAGTGGCGCTAACAAATGTAGGTCCATGGCAGCCAATACGACTAATAAACAAACAATTATTCAATCAAACTGAGAGTCGCAACGGAGTTATTCCGTTGTGCGAGATTGGAAATAAAGGACTATACATAGATTCTCAAGGCAGATTTCTTCCTTGCTGCTGGGTAGCAAATAGATATGCGCACAATTCAGACTGGCATGAAATGGCAGAAAACTTTGATTTAAATACAAAAAAACTAACAGATGTACTAGCAGATGAGTTTTGGTCCGAAGAATTTCAATTGTTTCATTGGCGAGAATGTCAATCAAAGTGCGAGAGAGACTCGGTAGACGAAGAGTACGCAACTGCCTGGTGAACGCAATAACTACGTTATGAACAAAGACCTTTTGATAGTCACTGCCCCGTTTACCTATACATTTGGCCCAAGTCTGGCTCCAGCATTGTTGAAGGCCACTGTGGAACGCACAGGCAAGTATACCTGTGGCACCTGGGATTTATCTGCATATTTTAACTTTCATTGCCAGTCGCATGAATATTATGAAACAATAATTGCCTGGATGCAAAATCCAGAAATCAAATTAACTGCCAAACAGTTTGATTGGTACACTCAACACGTTAAGAGTTACGCTGAAAAAATAGTTTATGACTATAATCCTAAAAATTTAGGTGTTAGCATGCTCACCGCCAGCAGTCATAGATTTGTTGAAGATCTTTGTTTTCATGTAAAATCACTGAATCAAGATTTAAAAATAATCATCGGCGGCAGTGCCATTGATATTTTTCAATATCAATACAGTATGACCTGGGGAGACTTGATGTTGTCTTCTCACATGGTGGATACCATTGTGTTGGGCGAAGGAGAATTGGCATTGTTAGACGTACTAGAGAAAGACATAATTGGTACTGTCAAAGCATCCCAATTGACCAATGCACAACTCAGCGAATTACCAGTGCCAGACTATTCAGATTATGATTTTTCATTGTATCCCAAAAGTGTGTCACGAACATACTGGAGCAACGACAGCAATGCCAAAACAGAAAATGATTTGGTATTCTTAATCACTGCCAGCAAAGGATGTGTTAAAGATTGCAATTTTTGTGACGTAGGCGCAATTTGGGAAAGATATCGTGTTAGAAGCGGGGCCAGCGTGGCCAATGAAATGTTGACACTGCATGAAAAATATGGTGCCAATTACTTTTCTTTCACTGACAGTTTGATAAATGGTGGACTAAAACCATTTTTTGAAATGAACACTGTGTTGACTGAAAAACTTCCCAACACTATCAAATACGAAGGACAAATGATTTGTCGTTCTCAAAGAGACATGCCAGAAAAATATTTTCAAATTATGAAATCTGGCGGATGTCACCGGGTACAAATTGGACTGGAATCAGGCAGTGAACGAGTCAGACTGGACATGGGCAAGGGCAGTACCAACGAGGATGTGCATTACACCACTGGTATGTTGATCAAATATGGTATAAACATGGCATGGAATATCATTGCAGGCTATCCCACTGAGACAGATGAAGATTGGCAACAAACCATGCAACTGATAAAACATTGGTTGCCTCGCAGTGATGGGCTATTAGAAATTTTTGTCAGCAACACATTTTTGTTGATTGGTGGTACACCAATGGTCAATGATCCTGTGCTGGTCAACCGATTTGACATGCACAGTGATGTTGTCAATGGATATTCTGCATTTGCATGGACCAGTGGACTTAATCCTAAAAACACGTTTGATGTCAGGGCTCAGAGATTTGAAGAACTGTGCGACTACTATTCAAATTTTGAAAAAGATCCGTTGAAATTAGAAAATATGCAACATCGATTAAATTTAGTAAAGCAACATTTGAAATGGTATCATGAAGAAAAAAGAAAAAAAATTTACAGTATCGTTGCAAATTAACGAACATTGCATGCCTGATAAAACGCCAATGTATCAGGTGTACTTCAACGACCTTTTACAGACCGATTGGAATTTGTTGACTTGCACCATAGGCCAACACAACATAAAAATAAAACTGTTAAACAAAAACTCATCAACTGACACCATGGTCGATGATCAGGGCAAGGTAATACACGATCTTGCAATTGAGTTGAGTTGTTTAAAAATTAATCAATTTGATATTACACACAATGCAAAAGAACACGCAGTGTACATTGACGAGCAAGGAATAACCGTTGGCAATACCTATGGGTACATGTACAAAAACGGTACGTTAAACATATCGTTCACGTGTCCGGCATTTTATCACACAAGAAATTTGAATCTAATCAAAGAATAAGTTAAATATCGTGCCGCTTAAAAAGGCAATTACACAAAGCACACATGACATGGTTTTATCAAAATACCCCAGTTGAAACACTGCCCGAAGAGTGCGTGGGGTTTGTTTACGAGATCACAAATAATCTAACTGGACGCAAGTACATAGGCAAAAAACTAGCAAAATTCTCAAAAACAACTTACAAGACAGTAAAACAAAAAAACGGCATCAAAAAGAAAAAAAAGATACGAAGCAAAATTGATTCTGATTGGCGTGAATACTATGGATCGAGTCCAGAGTTGACCGCAGACATAAACACACTAGGCATTGAAAATTTTTCCAGAGAGATACTTTACTATTGTAGATCCAAGGCAGAATGCAGTTATGTTGAAGCCAGAGAACAATTCAGTAGGCGGGTATTGGAATCAACAGATTATTACAACGGTCATATACAAGTACGTGTGCATGGCTCGCATATCAAGAAACTATACTAATTCATGTCCATACTTGCCATTATAGCCGATCCTGGAAAAGGTGGTACATTTTTAGCATGGTCCTTGCACTTTTTAGCAGGGCATGAAAAACATTTTTTTGCAAAAGACAACGTTTGGATGAATCTAGCAGACGACCCAATTACTGAGAAAAATGCTCATGGTTTTAAATCAAATCAAGTAACTTCATCCAAAGAATTTGAATCTTACACTAACAATCTGCTAAACTGTAACACCGCTGATTTTCATACTATATATTTTCATCAGTTCAACGAAAGACCTTACACCGTAAATAACAACTTTGAAGAAACAAAAAAAGCCCTAAGCAAGGTTGAAAAAATTTGTAAGAAAAAAATCATATTAACCAATCAAAGAAAAAACTCACTGTATGAAACATCAACTCGATATAGAATTTTACATTGGTCACTGAGAGATCCCAACATACAAAATTCGTCTGCCGAAGAGCAATTTGAAGATTTTATTGAATTTTTTTTTAAAGATGATATTGAACATTGGAAAAAACTCAACCTAACTGATATATGGGATCAACGAGAATTTTTAGCGTTAAACTACAGACATGGATATACTGCGTCAACAATGTCATCATTGATTGATCTTTCTACTGAACATTACAGTGTTGATTGCATGGAATGGTTTAACACTGCTGAATCTTTTATGGAAAATCTTTTTGAGTATTTAGAAGTTCCGATGTGTCTTGATAGATTTGAACAATGGAAAAATGTTTATCATGCCTGGAGAACCTTGCATTTTCAAAGATTGAATTTTTTGTGGTGTTTTGATAAAATAATTGATCATATTCTAACTGGCAAATACATGGATTTAACTAGATTTGATCTTGACCTATTGCAAGAATCTGTTATACAACACGAACTAATTTACAATCACAATCTCAATCTCAAAACTTGGCAGCTAGAAAAATTTGTCAATACCCAGCAACTTCACAATTTATTAGAACCCAATACGCATCCGTTGACAGCATATAACACTGTAAAAATTTAATCAATATCAAAGACTCTGTGTTGGGCGCAATGGCCCAACCCCATTGAGGAACGGTGCAATACCCGGTCCAGACTTGGGCGTCAAAGAACAGCTACTAACTTAAGGCAGCAAACGATTCGGGCTCTGTGAAACAGATACAACCCGTGCTTATAGGACTTGGATCTATTTCGGGTCACTAGGGTTCCGTTGACATGTGAAGCTAGAGTAGGGGGTACCGGTCAACCGCCTCCGTGTTGGAAACAACAATCTCTTTAAAATAGATGACTGCGGTCACTCAGATGATGCATTCAATTCACCGTGCATACGGTGAATTATGACCACAGTATCTAGATGATACTTAGAAGACAACACGTTGATGAACGAAGTGAAATCAACAGATCTCGTTAGAGATCTTTAATCGTTGAGATTAGTATCTGGCCAATCTCTAAACAGTGCATGTTGAATGTTTCCTGAAACAAACTGATTGAATGATTTGTGTTTGGTTTCAAGATCACCTTTGAGTGGAGCAACACGTTTGAATGCTGAATCCATTTGACCCATGTCTTTGAACTCCATAATAATCATCCACTCAGGCATGTCAGCAATGCTACGGAATCCCATCTTGCAACGTGTGATTCTGTAAGTTTCCATTCTTCCCTCTTCAACCAAATGATCAAAGAAACTTTTCATTCCATTGACCCAGTCAATGTCTGAGATGTCTCCCTCTTTGTCTGCCCAAATTGTGTATAAGTCTGCCATAATTTACTCCAGTGGTCCTAAAATTTCAAATCCGTCTATTTCAGATTTGTACAGGTGTGCTTGTTCAAGGTACAAGTATCGGAATCCTCGTGCTTTGTATATGGCGCACTCTGTTTTCATTGTTTCTATGCCCATGCGTAGTCGGGGATTGTGATAGGTCCATGCAAACTGATCACATAGTGCATTGTGTTCATCATAGCGTTTGATCAAAGAAAACGCCACTAACTTGGCCTGGTCGTAATACCCAATCACGTCAGTCATGGGATCAGTATAACGACTGTCGAATATAGGCATGACACTGGCAAAATGCTTGTAAGTGCAGTAGGTTTTGTAGATGGCATTGAGTGCAGGGATGTCAGGTTTGGCCATGTACATCCATTCCACATTGATCTTGTAGTTGGTTTTATTGAGATCTATTCTTGCAAACTGATATGTCATCTTGGATCCACTCTGTGATTAAACAGCTCGGTTAGATAAGTTTCTGGCCAGGTATGATAGAAACCTTTGGTGCCCATTTGTTGTGCGGCTGTGTTTAATTTGCTGAGACTTTGAACCAGTACCAATGCATATTGCCCTTGATTCATTGTCACACCGTTGACATCTTCTATATCAGCGGGATGATCTTCCAAGGCCAAGATATCTTTGCCCAACAAAAATTCTGTGTTGGCTGACTCAATGTCAGTGTGAAAACGCTTATAAGGCCACTCTGCAGGATCGTAGGCATACACAATGACTTCGTATGCACCCATGCCCCAGCGAGCACGATTGCGCAGGTCCAAATAAGGATCTGTGCCTAGCAACACTTGTATGGTTCTATTTAAACGTGCTTGTCGTGCAAACGGGCAAGGAGGCCACCCTCCCAAACTGGGATGTGGTACTTCTACAAAGCGTTCACTCCAGGCCAAGATGTCAGCAGTAACAGTTTCTAAATTCATTAAAAGAAAGGCAGTCCAGATTTTTTAGTAGTGTCGAGGTTTTCTTTGACAATGGTGTTGATGATTTCGCGCTCTTCTCGACTCATCTGCATGGCTTCGTCGTATGTAACGCCGCCTCGCATGTACCAACACAGTTTTAAAACGTCTCTCTTGATGTCCTGTGTTTCTTTCTCCATGGCATCAATCATTTTGGTAATGCCGTCGGAGTCCAGTACTAGGAGGCGGTCACGAAAAAATTTGTTACGTCCAAGGTAAATGATTGCTCGTATTCGTGACTGCACTCTTCACAGGTCATTTTGATTGGTTTTATTTCACTGGCAGATCGCAATTTTATAATGTGTTCTTTGATGCTGTCAAACACAATCTTTGGACTGTTTACTAAAAATTCATGTATTTGTTCTTGGTCAGTGACCATGGCGTCAGTGGTGCGTATGGCGCTGATACTGTGAGCAATACTGCGTATGGTCAATGCAGTTATGCGCTTGAATGCTTCACCTAGTCGGGACATTTTTTCTTCCTGGGTAAGGTCAACGTCGTTGATCATGTTGATGATTTTTTGATCTTCATACTGTACCTTGCCCACTTCGTTGATTTGGCGATAAGTCATGGGACTGCAATGAATGGTCAAATCTCCAGCAACCAAGGGTTGATCGTAGTTGGGCATTTGTTGTTGATCCAGTACTATTCTCAAGTCAATACTGATTTGATGCACATGATTGCAATTGGGACAACTGCTGTTGATTTCCATTTCGGTACCATAACTGGCCAATCTCACAGCAGCCAGCAGTGCATTGAGATCCCCTGAATGCACTGCCCAAGGGTCCAGGATGTTGGGCACACAACTGCGAATTATTTCCACAATGGTTGAACCATTGAACAAGGCATCAGGGGTGCGTGTGGCGATCTCGTCCACAGCAGTCATGGGATAGATGGGCAGTTCTCCATTTTCGGGCATTTGAATTGTGCCAGGTGGATAGAACTTGCCACCACTGGGCAGCCTCAAGAAAATCACTGGTTGTCGAAAGTACTTGCGCAAAGGATTAGCTGTTTGGTTCATTTTTTACCACCATAAATATAGTCACATACTTATCGGACAAAAAAACATGGCTGACGAAATTCAAGCACTACAACAAGCAGCGGCTCAATTGGCCGGAACATTTCAAGGACTCGATAATGCCACTGAAAATGCTACCCAAGGTGTACAATCGTTGGGCAAAACAGCCTACGAAAGCAGTAAAGCCACTGTAAAAAGTTTCAACAACTTTGCCCAGACTATGGGGCAAGGTCAAACCGGTATCAAAAATTTCACCAGTTTAATTCGTGGAGTCACTGGTTCGTTGGGCGCCATGGCCTCTGTGGTACCCAAGTACGGTGAAGCAATAAAACAAGTTACAGATGCCATTGGCAATGTTTCTGAGTACCTAGTAGTTCAACTGGATGAACTTGCTACTGCATTTGATCAAATGGGACAAGTGGGAGCTCTTACTGCCCGTGGTATGGAAGGTCTCAATGATCAATTTTTAAAATCTGGTCTTACTCTAACTCAATTTGTAAAGCAAGTTAACGAAAATTCCACAGCCCTGGCACGTTTCCGGGGTATGACAGCCAAGGGTGCTGATGACTTTGCGGCCATCACTGGCAAGTTGGTTGATCGCACTGAAGGTGCTGATGACAGCCTGCGTCGACTGGGCATGGGCAGTGAAGATATTGCCAACACCGCGGCAGCATTTGTCACACAACAAACTCGTCTGGGCCTAGCTCAGAAAATGACCAATGAACAGATCATTGATGGCACTAGAAAATACGCATTTGAATTGGATGCGCTGTCAAAGGCCACTGGACTGAATCGCCAGGCCATACAAAAACAACAAGATGCCGCACTCAGCGAAGCAAGATTTCGTGCCAACATTGATGAATTAAATGCTCAAGGTGAGGCAGGCCAAAAAGCTGCCAAAGCACTGCTGAATTTTCAAACACAGTTATCTGACGTTGGTCCTGAACTGGGGCAAGGCGCAAGAGATCTAGCGTCAGGTGCTGCCAACACAGATGCTGCCAAAAAACTCATAGCCAGTTCTGGCGGTGCCGCGCAAGAAATTATAAACAACCTCAAAAACGGCACAATTGATCAGTACGAGGCTATAAATCAATTGCAAGCGTCCACTCGCAGTATGGGCACAGCCATGCGAGACAATGCCAAGTATGTGGATCGTGCCAACTCAGCATTTGTTGATTATGCTCAAATATCAGACTTGAATACCGCACAATTTGTAAAAAATGGCGATGAAATAACTCGAATACAAAAAGAACAAACTACCAAGCCTCCCAAAGTACCAGGGCAGATATTTGATGATCTTACAACTCAAGTGATCAATGTGCAAAAGGACATGGAACAAATGGGGGTTGAACTCAACAAACTCAACCGAATTTTCTTGCCTGCTACTGCGGCATCAGTTCACTCAGTGACCAGTTCTATGACAGGTCTTGTTAAATTACTCAACAAACTAACACAGCCATCGAAACCTGAGACACCAGCTCAAATAGCTGAGAGAGATCGACAAACACAACAAAATTCAAATCCCCATGGGGAAATTGATCAAGGCCCAGAACAAGGTCGATTGAATAGACAACAGCAAGAACAACTGAGACAGGGAAATCCAAACACAGGCACCAATCCTGTGTTTAAAAATCAATCTTCTACACAAAATGCGCGACCCAATGCGCAAAACGTATCATACACAAATACAGCAACTCAATCAGCTGATCCTTATGCTGGATTACGAATCAAAAGTGCAGAAAGCACCGCAGGCGGCGATGTCAACGCAAAACTGCCAGAAATTGCTAGATTGATTCAACAGCAGTTAGGCAGTGATTTAAAATACTTTTCTGCGTTCAATGATCGATATCACATGGATACCCACAGTGCTCATGCTCAAGGCCGTGCCTTAGATTTCACACTGATAGATCCTAAAAAGTCTGCAGCCGTGGCATCACAACTCAGTGTCATGCCTGGTGTAGCACAAGTACTGGATGAATATACCTATCCATCAAGTGGATCCACAGGTGGACACATACACGCTGAAATCTCGGCCAAAAACGGTGCCATACTCAGTGGTCCTGCCAGTGGTTATCAGCCCAGTTTGGCCATGCACGGCACAGAAGCCATAGTACCGCTGAATCCGTCCACAGTTCAAAATCTCACAGGAAACAAAGACGATTCAGACCTCATGCGTGAGCAGATAAACAAAATGGACGAAATGATCGGTGTTCTTAAAAATCAGCTCACAGTGACCACAAAGTTAATGCAGTACTCTGCTTGATCACGGTAAATAGTTCACTATGGCAGAATCAGACAACAATCGCAAAAAGGGCTGGAAAAAATACTTTCGAGTGGCCGACACTGGCGGACAACTCAGTCCAATTTCAGGATCAAATCAGTTTGGCATAAAGGGTTACGGACGCCAAAATGGCTCAGGCTACGACACCCCAAACACAGGCAACGACTTTGCGTTTCGTAACTATGCGTCAAGATTGCCAGAAGTTTACTCAGGACACCCCAATCGTATTGAACGCTACAATCAGTATGAAAACATGGATTGTGATTCAGAAGTCAATGCTTGTTTGGATATCATTGCTGAGTTTTCAACACAAGTAAACGAAGACAACGGCACACCATTTGACATCAATTTTCGCGATGATCCCACTGATCACGAAGTAGAAATTATCAAGAAACAACTACAACAATGGACCAAGCTCAACAAGCTGGACCAGCGTATTTTCAAGTTATTCCGCAACACCATCAAGTACGGTGATCAAGTGTTTGTGCGTGACCCAGAAACATTTGAAATGATGTGGGTGGACATGGTCAAAGTTGCCCGTGTTATTGTGAACGAATCAGAAGGCAAGCGCCCTGAGCAGTACATTATTCGTGACATCAACCCCAATTTTGAAAACATGAGTGTGGCACAAAAAACCACGTCAGATTACTATGTGAGCCGTGCTATCGGCGGTGGTAGTAGCACCAACAATTACAGTAGTCCTGGTGGTGGTGGCGCAGGTGGTGGTACTGGCAACGGCGGAGTTGGCAACAGCCGATTCACACAGGCCATGAACGAAACTTGTATAGATGCACGACATGTGGTGCACCTCAGCTTGAACGAAGGCCTGGACTTTTTCTGGCCATTTGGGCAAAGTATCTTGGAAAACATTTTCAAAGTGTTCAAGCAAAAAGAATTGCTGGAAGATTCAGTGTTGATTTATCGTGTGCAACGTGCGCCAGAGCGTAGAATATTCAAGATTGACGTGGGCAACATGCCATCACACATGGCCATGCAGTTTGTGGAACGTGTGAAAAACGAAATGCATCAGCGCAGAATTCCCACCACCACAGGCGGCGGCGCTAACATGATGGATGCCAGCTACAACCCACTTTCTATCAACGAAGACTACTTTTTCCCGGTCACAGCAGATGGTCGCGGATCAGATGTTACCACCTTGCAAGGTGGTGCAAACCTGGGCGAAATCGACGATTTGAAATACTTCAACAACAAAATGGCCCGCGGACTGCGTGTGCCAAGTAGCTATTTGCCCACTGGACCAGATGACTCAGACCGTGTGATGAGCGACGGGCGAGTGGGTACAGCACTGATTCAAGAGTATCGTTTCAACCAGTACTGTATGCGCCTGCAACGGCTGATCATGCAAAAACTTGACGATGAATTCAAGATGTTTTTGCACTGGCGCGGATTCAACATTGATTCCAGCTTGTTCAGTATTGAACTATGCCAACCACAAAACTTTGCCAGCTATCGCCAAAGCGAACTAGACACCACTAGAATCACTGCATTTTCTCAGTTAGAGCCGCTGCCTTACATGAGCAAGCGTTTTATGTTGAAACGTTATTTGGGATTGACTGAAGAAGAAATCGTAGAAAACGAAAAAATGTGGGAAGAAGAACGTGGTGAACCTGAACTGCAAACCACACAAGGACAAGACCTGCGATCAATTGGCATTACTCCTGCAGGACTTGAAACAGACATTGCTGCTGGCGAAGAGCTGGCAGGAGCAGAAACAGGCGCTCAGGACGGGGCACCACAAGGCGGCGTGGCACCTACTACCACTGCACCAGGGCAGGCAGCACCTCCCCCAGTTCCGTCAATTTAAACTAAATATTTCATTATGATGCTAAATGAAATTTATGCCCGTTCTCCAGAGAGCTACCAAGATGTCAGCCAAGACAACAGTCAGCCACGTCTGGGCAACCTGCGCAAAACTCGTCTGACCTTGCGCCAGCTCAACAAACTGCGTCAGATGCAAGATGTTCGCAGTTTTGAATACAAAGAAAAACTCAAGCAAGTGCGTAAACAATATGCACCACCTCCTGCGGCCCCTGGACTATAACACAATAGTCACAAAAACACACACTTTTACCGCTTAAAAGTACCAATATTTCTTTTTTTGTGTAAGTAATACACGAGCTGTAACCTATGGAGGCCACTATATATGACAACTAAATTTGAACAATTGATTGAATACGTGATCAATGACGAAGAGGCGAAAGCCAAAGAACTTTTCCATGACATCGTTGTGGAAAAAAGCCGTGAAATTTATGAAAACCTCATGAACGAAGACGGTGAAGAAGATCTTGACGAAAGTTCTGAAGACGATTCTGAAGAAGATCTTGACGAAGGCATGATGGGCGGCGACGCCAGTGATGACTTGATTGACGATGTTGAAGTCGAAGAACAAGGCATGACCATGGAAGATGATGAAGAGTTTGATGACGAAGCAGAAGATGCTGGTCACGACTTGACACATGATCTCGAAGACGAACATGACAGCGAAGGTCTTGAAGACCGTGTTGTTGACTTGGAAGACAAGTTGGACGAACTAATGGCCGAATTTGAAGCCATGATGGACGACGGTGATTCAGTATCTGACATGGACGGCGGCGACGCACTGGAAATGGATGACACAGACACAGCTGAATTCATGGACGACAACATGATGGAAAACGTGAGTTTGTCAGCTGCTCCAAAGCCAACTACCACAGAAGCACCTGGTACAAATACCAGAAGCACAGTGGCCAGCAACAGCGGCGCCAAAGGCATGGCAGCAAGCCCAGTTAAAATGACTGGCGATACTGCACAAGGCCGTCCTGCTCCCAAAGCTGGTGAGTTGATTGGCAAAGTGCAAAATTCAGTAGGCGGAAACAAAAAAATGTCACCAGCTACCAAGCCAGTGACATCACAAGCATCTGGTGTAAACACTAGATCTCCAGTTTCTAAGGCTTAATTCACTGATATGTCTCGCTATCTAAAAGAACATCTTAGCTTTTCTCAGGCCAGAGTAGAACTCTTGTCTGAGGATGCTGCGGACGGTTCAGGCAAAACTTTGTACATGAAAGGTATCTGCATTGAAGGCGGTGTTCGCAACGCCAACGAACGTGTGTACCCTGTGTCAGAAATTGCCAAAGCGGTAGAAACTATCAATGAACAATTAAAGACAGGTCATAGTGTATTGGGTGAAGTTGATCACCCAGATGACCTAAAAATCAATTTGGATCGTGTGAGTCACATGATCGAAGGCATGTGGATGGAAGGTCCTTGTGGTTACGGCAAATTGAAGATATTACCAACACCAATGGGCGAACTGGTCAAAACCATGTTGCAAAGCGGTGTCAAACTCGGTGTTAGCAGTCGTGGATCAGGAAACGTCGACGACAGAACAGGACATGTCAGTGACTTTGAAATTGTCACTGTGGATGTAGTTGCTCAACCCAGTGCTCCAAATGCTTATCCAACAGCAATTTATGAAGGCCTGCTTAACATGCGTGGCGGACAAAAATTGTTGGATATGTACAAAGATCCTGGCTCCAGCAACAAAGCGCAGAGATTCCTAAAGGGCGAAGTAATTCGCTTGATTAATGATCTCAAGATTAAAGGGAAATAATATGCTAGATGCTATTAAACCGTTACTAGATAGCGAACTTTTAAGCGAGGCGGCTCAGCAAGAAATTACTGAGGCTTGGGAAATCAAGTTAAACGAAGCTCGTGAACAAGTACGTGCAGAACTCCGCGAAGAGTTTGCACAACGCTACGAGCACGATAAAACAGTGATGGTGGAAGCCCTAGATCGCATGGTAACAGAAGGTCTCGCCGCAGAACTTCAACACGTGGCTGCTGAAAAGCAAAAACTGGCTGAAGATCGCGTTCGTTTCCAGGTCAAGATCAAAGAAGATGCTACTAAATTTAACAACTTCATGATCACCAAATTGGCTGAAGAAATTGGCGAACTGCGTAAGGACCGCAAGCAACACAACGAAGGACTAGAAAAACTAGAAGGTTTCGTTGTGCATGCTCTTGCACGTGAGATTCAAGAATTTGCACAAGACAAACGTGATGTCGTAGAGACAAAAGTTCGTTTGGTGCGTGAAGCTCGCAACAAGTTGGAACAACTCAAGGCTGCATTCGTAACAGAATCAGCTCGCAAGATGTCCAATGCTGTTAGCCGTCATCTCAAGGCCGAACTAAATCAGTTACAAGAAGACATCAAAGTTGCTCGTGAGAACAATTTTGGTCGTAGAATTTTTGAAGCGTATGCTGCAGAATTTGGTGCAACTCATCTCAATGAGAATGCCGAAGTACGCAAATTACACGACATGATTTCTGCCAAAGACGCTAAACTATCTGAAGCCGTCAAACTCGTTGAGAAATCAAAAGTTCTCATAGAGTCAAAAGAACGCGAAGTGCGTATGATCCGTGAATCCAATGAGCGTGAAAGCACAATGGATGAATTGCTACGTCCCTTAAACAAGGAAAAGCAAGAAGTCATGCGTAATTTGCTTGAAAGTGTACAGACCAATAGACTGGTCGGTGCCTTTGAAAAGTATCTTCCAGCGGTACTCGAAGACCGTTCTGTAAAAGCCCACAAAGTGATTACAGAATCAGTAAGCGTGGCTACTGGCGATAAATCTGCCCGCAGTCCAGATGCAGATCAAGTTGAACAAGAAAGCAACGTGATCGATCTAAAGCGTTTGGCAGGGCTGTAACCCAAGAAAAAAAGGAGACTTAAATGTCACAAGAATTGTTAGAAAGTCGTTGGGGCGAAACAAAAGATGCACTCTTGGAAGGTTTATCCGGTTCCAAGCGTACTTCTATGAGCGTCATCCTCGAGAATACCAAGAAATATTTGCGTGAGAACGCAAGTTCAGGTTCTACTGTAGCTGGCAACATTGCCACACTTAACCGTGTGATTCTGCCAGTTATTCGACGTGTTATGCCAACCGTTATTGCTAACGAGTTGGTGGGCGTACAGCCAATGACAGGTCCAGTTGGCCAAATCCACACATTGCGTGTACGTTATGCACAAAGTTTGACAGACAGTTCAGCAGCCGCTACTTCTGTACAAGCTGGTCAAGAAGCATTGAGTCCATTCACAATTGCTACTGCATATTCTACAGTGCCACAAAACACCACTACAGCCACAGGCTATACTGGTAACAACACAGCTACCATGGAAGGTACTGGCGGTAAGCAAATTTCCGTTCAGATCCTGAAACAAGCTGTTGAAGCTAAAACTCGTAAGTTGCAAGCTCGTTGGACATTTGAATCTGCACAAGACGCACAAGCCATGCACGGCATTGACGTTGAAGCAGAAATCATGGCTGCTCTTGCACAAGAGATCACAGCTGAAATTGACCAAGAGATTCTCTTGAGCTTGAGCACATTGGCTGCTACAGAGTACACATACAACCAAGCTACCGTTTCTGGTACAGCTACATTCGTTGGTGACGAACACGCTGCTTTGGCAGTGTTGATCAACCGTGTTGCTAACTTGATCGCACAACGCACACGTCGTGGTGCTGGTAACTGGTGTGTGGTTTCTCCTGCATCTTTGACAGTGTTGCAATCTGCAACAACTTCAGCTTTTGCTCGCACCACAGAAGGCACATTTGAAGCTCCTACAAACACCAAGTTTGTTG